ATAAATTCAGTGAACCAAAAGCGACACAAGAACGTATGCAAGAATTCAAGGAAGAAAATAACACAGTTTATAAATTCCTTAATGAATACTTGTCTGATGTTGTCTCTACTCGCATTCCAGTTAGGTTCTTGTGGGATGTGTACCGCTCATGGTGTCATGAGGGTAATCACACAATTCCTAAAAAATCTAACTTTGAAAAAGAGTTAGCACAGAATTTACCAGTTGGTTGGATAAAAGATAGACAAAAACCTCTTGATTTTTTCAATCCAACTAAAGATAAGCCAGATTATTGGCATGATTTCAATTTTAATTGGGACGAAAACGAGGCGAAGAAAACAGCCGTAGTAATTACGGTTACTTAGTAACTATAGGTTATCGCAACATGTAACCGTCAAACACCTTGATACATAAGGGTTTTCGGTTGCTTTAGTTATTTAGTTACTACTTTATATATATTTATAATAAATAAATAAATAAATAAATATATATAGAGAGAGCCATCAAAAAAACGTGTAACTAAATAACTAAAGTGACCAGAAACCTTGATATATAAGGGTTTGTAGTGGTTATTTACGTGATAACTAGGCAATTAACCGAATAACTATTAGGAGATATATGACCACAGAATCACTAATTCAAAATCAAATTCGAGTAGAACTATCAAAAGCTGGCTATATGGTATTTAGAATTAACGTTGGTAAGGTCAGAATGGCAGACGGGCGTTGGTTTGACACTGGAGCACCAAAAGGTTTTTGTGACTTGTTTGGATTTAGACCAGATGGACAGATATTTTTTATCGAAGTTAAAAATGAAAAAGGTCGATTGAGAGACGACCAAAAGAAATTTATGGATGCCATGAAAAAACGAGGAGCACTCGTAGGAGTGGCAAGAAGCGTTGAAGATGCTATGAGGATAGTTGATGGTAAAACGGTGGAATGACCATATGGCTGGCATTAAATATGCACCAAGACCATATGAAGAGCATATAACTGTGTTAGAGCGTGTAGAATATTTCAATCATTGGTTTTATGCTACGCATCAAAAGAAAGGTTCAGTGGCAATTAAGCTAGGAATTGGTGATAAAAAATTGAATCGTATATTGACACTAGAGCAGTTACCAGACGAGAAATTATTGAAAGAGATGATAGAACTATGCAATATAAAGTAATAACATATTTTGACAACATGGAAGATAGTGTAGAAATTTATGATAGCAAGGATGAAGCTATCAAAAGATTGCATCATTTGAGAGGTGTTAAATATAGAAATTTAAAATTATATAAAGTAGAGATGAAAGAGGAAGCAGAAACTGACCTAATCACTAAAATTAACGAGTGGGCAGACGAACGCAACTTAAAGCAAGCTGACCCTAAGATTCAGTGGATGCGCATTACCGAGGAGGTAGGTGAAATTCGGGATGTACTCTTGAAGCCGACTAAATTCACAGACCCACAAATGGCACTTAAAGACGCTGTCGGCGACACACTAGTAACGATTATCGTATTGGCACATCAATTAGACCTTGATGTTACTGAGTGTCTAAGTATTGCATACGAGGAAATCAAGAATCGGAAAGGAAAGATGGTAAATGGAACATTCGTTAAGGAAGAAGACCTCTAGAGAGCTAAACGTAGCCATTGCCTTACTACTGGCATCCCTAATTATCAATGTTGGAACGTTAATCAGTGTAGTCAATAGACCTGTGGAAGCTATCGTGGTACATAAGGTTGATAACGCTACTGTATTGCATGGTAAAATCACTGGTAAGCAGATGATAGGGAAGCTCTACACGATTGATTGTGGAGCGTATGGTAAGTTTCTAGTCACCAAGGAACAATACGATAGTGTAAGTGTAGGTGATGATATTCCAAGCTATTTGAGGAGTTATTAAGACATGAAGAAATATGAATACGCTGGATTAACTAAAGAGCTACATCAAAGGTTAACTCTAGAGTTTGATACATTGAGGGAAGAACATCGCAGAACACTCACTAAATATATAATGGAAACAAAGAAATGCAACAGATCGGAAGCTAGACAATATTTTCAAAGGTTTGATAATGTAACCAAAGAGCGTTCTAAGTTATCACCCGCGACATTAGACGATATGCGTGAATATCTTACGGACGAACTCGCAAACGACTTAGAGAACTATCTGTCAAAACACTGTTTTAGTAGCTCCGTAAAGTGTCGGCCAGATACCGACAAGAGAAATGCTGGACTGCCTGAGGAACTCTTTAAACAGTATTGCGAGGAAATCAAATCATTAAAAGCTAAATACCCAAACAGCTTCACCGCTTACATCATGGATGTTAAAGGGTGCAAATTTCAAGAAGCCACTAGCATACGGACAGCGATAAATACACTCTATACAGAGATTGGGAAAGTGACACCTCGAAAGGTAATCCAATTAGAGGGACTTCTTTCAAGAGAGTTATTCGGAAAGATAGCTAAGTACGTCTTTAATAAGTATGAATGGCCGGAAAGCCTAGATAAAGAGGTTGATAGAATCTATTTAGAATATCGCACTAAAGGTGATAGAGGGCTTAATAAAGAAAGTGTTAAACGCACACTATATAAAGCGATTGCTATGGGCTTGTGAGGGTTCGACTCCCTCGCTCGCTGTTAGTCTGTCATGACTAGGTAATTTTTTTGACACTCGCATCGCTGACAGACCGATACACAAACCCAGTAAATATTTTATAGAAATGAGGATCCAATACACACTTTTTTTACTCTAGTCTTGCATTGCTGGTAGCAAGACTAGAATTTAAAATAAAGGGGGTGGTAAATAAAAAAAAAGCCCAAGGCAAAGCTTGCCGAGAACTATTTAACAACATTATTATACCATAAAAAGGAAAGACAATTTATGAGAACAGTTGAGCGGTTACAAAGAATCAAAGCACTTGATAGATACATCGACAGTCAGATAGAGCAAATTAAGAGACTGGAATCACAAGCGCTTAAGGTCACATCTGGTTCAATGCATACTGACATGGTTCAGGGTGGAAAGCGTAAGGGCAAAGATGATATTTATGTGGAACTTATAACGGCTAAGGAAGAATTAGAACGCTTCACAGCTGAAGCTATCAAACAGAAGCTAGAGTTTCGTAGACAGATAGCAAATATTGAGGATATAGATGCTAGGTCTTTGCTTCAAATGGTATACATTGACCAACTTGGTATCTGGCAGATATGTGACAAGTTAGGGATTAGTAGAGCTACGTACTACGTTAAACTAAGACAAGCTGAGAAATATCTAGATTAATCTATACCAATTAATACGGCATAATACTTTAGGCATGGTAATATAGTATTATCGAATCAGAAGGACACATCAGTGTTCTTCTTTTATTTTATCTAAAGGAGGCATGCCAATGCCAATGGTCAGACGATGCAAGGCAGACAGCTGCCGCACTTTAGTAGAGAGACCAGCACACTACTGTACTGCACATAAAGACATGGAAGCACAAGAGAGACAGAGATACTCACGCACTAGATACAACACACGAGTGAGGAACCGAGACGATGAGACTAAAGAGCGCTATGCGTTCTATCGTTCAAGGGTTTGGTCTTCTATTCGGAAGGTAGCTTTGGAACGTGACAACTATCTGTGTCAGTATTGTCTAGCATTGGGTGTGACCACACCAGACGCACGTATAGGTGACCACGTCACACCTGTTGAGATAGCACCAGAACTTAAAACTGACGTATCTAACATCGTTGCGACTTGTAGAAGTTGTGACAACACGAAGAGGACTCTAGAGCAAGAGATCTATGGTACTGGTCAAAATAGAACCAAGCAAAACACTGACCTACGACTTTCCGTGGCAGCGTGGTCGGGTTTAATAGCCCGTAAAAAGGCGGACGTCGTTAAACCCCTCTAAAACGCCCGTAGCGCGATTTTAAATAAGGGGTGGTATGTTTACCCTATGTGGGGTATAAAATTGACCCCCGCCCCCTATATCGAGCTTAGGAGAGCCACGACAAGGTGTTTTCTTACGTCACGCGCAACTTTTGAGGATTTTTAAAAGGTGTCTATACCAATTTTGTGAAGCAAAAGTACTGGTGGACGAACTAAAATAAAGACGTTCTAAAAGGCGTCTAAAACGCCCGTAGAACGATTTTATGACAAGGGTGGTATATTAACCCTTAAACGGTATTAAAAACGACATACGACGCTATTATGGGGCTTTTAGGAGGCGATACTATTAAAACTATCCCACTATTCGGAAAGTGGGGGCATGCTATACCAAACGGAGAGGAGTAATGATGAGTGGTTAAGAATCCGTATTATCAGCAGAACAATGGGCGCTTACCCAGTGACCCACCAAACTACTTAGGAACAGTTGCTAGGGAGACTTGGCGTAAAATCATTCCGTTTTTAGAAAGCACACAAAAAGTAGAACGAATTGATACGTTCTTGGTGGAAACATACTGTACGAACTACGAGATTTACAAAAAAGCCTATGAAGACATTAAAGAAAACGGTATTCAAACAGAAATAATAAAAGTCATTCAAGCACAAGGTAGCGGTGAGATTTTAGGCGAGCAGTCGATGGGATTTAAAAAGAATCCAGCAGTTGTTGTTATGAAAGATGCT